TGTTTTTAGTTAGTTTTGTTTTTTTTGTGTATTCTAGTTATCAGTGGTTGTCGTATGTTTTCACAGGAGGGGGAACTTAAAAATGGAAGTTAAACATAAAATAATAAAAGACTTGGAGGAGCTTGCAGTTCCAATTGATAAGTTCAAAGCTCTGCCTGGTAATCCTAGGAAGGGTAACGTTGAGGCTGTTGTTAAAAGCTACGAAAAGTTTGGCCAACGAAAGCCAATAGTTGCAAGACGAGAAAAAACAGATCTCGGTGAGTTGCTTGTAGTTATCTCTGGTAATCATCAACTGATGGCTGCGACAAAACTTGGGTGGACTCACATTGCTGCGACAGTTGTTGATGAAGATATTTCTGTATCTGAGGCTTTTGCTTTGGCTGACAATAGAACAGCTGACCTTGGAACTTATGACGATTCTGCTTTGGCTGAAATGTTAGAACGTGTTGCTGTTGATGAGTCGATGCTTGATGCTACTGGTTATGACTTGTCTGACCTTGAGAAATTGCTAGGTATGGATGTTGACTTGCCTAGTGAAAAAGAACTAATTGAAAAGCCTAAGGTTCCAATTACTCAGCCTGGTGATGTTTATAAACTAGGAGATCATTATCTTGTTTGTGGATCAGCCACAGAGGTTTCAAGTTATGCAAATCTTAAAAATCCTGCACAGTTATGTCTTACTGACCCACCGTATAATGTTGCTTATAAAGATTCACAGGGTCGTGAGATTGAAAACGATAAAATGGCAGAAGCTAAATTTACAGAGTTTTTGTATGACGCTTTGTCTTTGATTCATTCTTTTACTGATGGAGCGGTCTATATGTTTTATGCAACTGCCGCAACTCGTTCAGTCTTTGAAGCCTGGGACAACGCAAAGATGCACTACTCGTCCAACATTATTTGGGTAAAAGATTCATTTGTTTTAGGTCGTTCTGACTTCCATTGGAGGTTTGAGCCGATTATGTATGGTTGGCCTGAAGGCAAGAGTCATTATTTTTTTGGTAAGAGAGACATATCTAATGTTTGGGATGATGTTGAGTCTGAGTCTTTAGGCAATGCTCAACTAGATACTTTTGAAAATGGTTTTAATTTAACTGTTGACCTAAATGAAAAAGCAAAGGCTGAATATTTTTTAGATCATATAAACGATGCTAAAAATGAAGAGTTAAGTCTTGGTCTGTTTTCAAAAAATGGTGAGGAGTTTGTTGATGGTTCTCGTAACTACAGCATTGCTGACATGGTTTGGGGTCCTGCTAATGTTTGGAATATTCCTAAACCTAGAAATAACAAAGAGCATCCGACAATGAAACCATTGGAGCTTTTGTCTAGAGCTGTTATGTATTCAAGTAAGCCTGGGGACTTCGTTCTTGACCCTTTTGCAGGTTCAGGTTCTACGTTGATAACTTGTCAGGCTATGGGTCGTAAGTGTTACACGATTGAACTTGACCCTGGTTATTGTGATGTAATCGTTGACAGATTCACAAGTGCTTACCCTGATGAGCCTGTTAAGAGGATTCGTGGGTAAGCGAGGACCACTTCCAAAGCCTTCGGACGAAGCTCAAGGGCATAGGTCTCGTGAATTGCAGATCATTTCAGGTCACTCTGAGCTTAAGACTTCCCCACCGAAGCCAACACGTGGCTGGTTAAAGGGAACACGTGACCGTTGGTATGAATATTGGGACTCAGATGTTGCGGGTGTTGCTCAAAAGGTTGACCTGCCTGCTGTTGAGCGTCTGTTTGGAATGTATGACCAATATGCAAGGGTTCAAAAAGTTGTAAAAAAGTCACTTGTGGTTCGTGGTTCAACTGGACAAATTAGAACTAATCCATTAGCGGAGCATGCTCTAAAACTAGAAACGCAAATATTGAGGCTAGAGAATGAGTTGGGTCTTACTCCGATGGCTCGTCAAAGACTTGGCATTGCTGTTGGTGAGGCTGCTACTTCTCTAGCGTCAATCAATGATTTGTTAAACGCAAGCGATGACGCTGCGACTGACCCTAGGATTTTAGAACTCCTGGAGGAAGAGTGAACGTTATAGAATTATTTGCTGGCAGTTGCAGTTTTTCTGATGTTGCAAAGGAGCGAGGTCACAAAACAATCACGTCTGATAATGGAAAGGATTTATTTACTGTTGAACAGTTTTCTAAAATTAATTTAGTTGAAAACATTTTATTTTTAGAGTCTGATGTATTTGTAAATTTTAAGCCTGATGTCATTTGGGCTAGTCCACCTTGCACTTATTTTTCCGTATCAAGTATCGGCAAGCATTGGAATAAAGACAACACTCCTAAATCAACTGAGGCTGTTCTTGGTGTTAAGTTAGTGCAGAAAACTTTTGAACTTATAAATCAGTTAAATCCACAGTTTTACTTTGTTGAAAATCCTAGGGGTAAGTTAAGAAAACTAGATTTTATGAGCGAATATAAAAAGCAGACTGTTACGTATTGTCAGTATGGTGATGAGAGAATGAAGCCAACTGACATATGGACTGACTCGTCCTGGGTTGGACGTCCAATGTGCAACTATGGTGACGATTGTCACGAGTCTGCACCTCGTGGTTCTACTTGGGGAACGCAAGGACTTGACAATGCTTTTGAAAGGTCAAGGGTTCCTGAGGAGCTTTGCTTAGAGATCATCAAATGGTTGGAGGTCAAGTGCGTGTAGGCAGTTTGTTTTCAGGCATTGGGGGTCTTGAGTATGGTCTTGAACGTGCAGGTCTTGTGACTTCTCATGAGTGGATGATTGAAATGGATGAGTATTGTTGCACGGTCTTGCGTAAAAATTTTAAGAATTGTTTAATAATTAATGATAAAGTTGAAAATATAAACCCTAGGGACTTGCCTGGAATTGATATTTTAACGGCTGGGTTTCCTTGTCAGCCTGTATCTGTTGCTGGTAATCAAAAGGGTTTGAATGATGAAAGGTGGTTATGGGATGAAGTTTGGCGTTTTGTCAATGATTTACGACCGCGATACTTCCTCGTGGAGAATGTCCCGGGGATATTTACAGCAAATAAAGGCGAAGCAATCAACAGAGTTCTCAAAGATATTGCCGAGAGCGGGTTATATCGATTTGAGTGGCAGGTTATTTCAGCTAGATCCGTTGGTGGTCCACACTTACGCAAGCGATTCTTTGGAGTTGGGACGTTGGGAGACTCCAAACACCATGGACCACTTGCCGGCAAGGACAGGGGACGCTTACGTCAAAGCTCTGCACCGGGGAGACCTAACCAAAAACACGAGGAGGACTTCAACTGGGAACTTGAGAGAAAATCCCAAGGTGACCGGGAACTGGCCGACTCCAACGACAAAGGGCTACAGAGCATCGGAGGGCGAGGTCATGATAATGAGAGCCGAAGTAGAGAAGGGCAACTTGACGGAAGAGGAAGCCGAGACGATGTTGGGTTCGACGCTGCGTCCACCAAGGATGAAGGCTTGGCCGACTCCATCAACTCAAGACAACGAGCACGAGGACTTGAAGTTAAACGAAAAGGGCAGAAGGAAAGCAAAGAACGGAGGCGAGAGCAGATCATTAAATCTAGCCGACAAGGTTCAGGTTCAGTCCTGGTCGACTCCGAGAGCAAGTCAGGCCAGCAAACCAATAAATCAAAAGGCACCAAGCGTAAAAAACAAAAAGCACGGCTCGACTCTAGAGATGGACGTGGGGGAACGCAACAAAAAACTAATAGGTCGGAGGCTCAACTATGGATGGGTGGCACGGCTGATGGGCTACCCAGATGGATGGCTCGACTTGGATTAGTGAATGTTTGGATTGGTAACACTCAAAAGTTTAGCACTCCTATCACAAGTTCTAACCGTCCAAGCACTAAAAGAATATTAGAAGGTAATAATCCAAAAAAAAATTTAGCAGAAGACCCGAAGATTTATTTCGAGGAGGGTTATGACTTGTGGGAGTACGGAATGCCACGGTCCAAGGATGAATACCCTGGTCGTGTTGACAAATTAAAAGCATTAGGAAATGCTGTAGTTCCTGAATGTGCAGAACTTGTTGGTCGTCTTATTAAACGTGCTGATGAGCTTGGCACTATGGTTTTTGATTTAAGTTTATTGGAGGAGGAATGAGTAAAATCGTTTTGCCTGAGACTCGTGGTAGTCGTGTTGTTAAGTTCATTCAAAACTTCTGCGTGCATGGTGAGGGTGACTTTTACGGTCAGCCGTTCCGTTTAGATAATTGGCAGAGGCAGATTATTTATCATTTGTATGAATTAAATGATCAGGGTCAGCGTCAGCATCGTGAGGCTCTACTTGGAGTTCCAAAAGGTAACGGCAAGAGTGCATTGATTTCTGCTCTTGGTCTTTATGAACTCCTAGGCAACGGCACCACTTCCCCACTTGTAACTGTTGCAGCTGCTAGTTTTGAGCAAGCTGATATTGTCTTTGGAAACATGAGGAGCATGTGCGAACAATCCCCTTATTTGAAATCTCTGACCGAGGTTTATCAAAATTCTATAGGTGTCAAGGGTGGTCCTGGTCGTGTTTATCGTGTTGCTGCAAAGGCGGGAACTGCTGACGGTGGACGAAACTCTGCGTTTATAGCGGATGAAGTTCATGAATGGTCAACTCCAAACTTGCAAAGAGTTCACTATGTTTTGTCCAACAACACGGCTAAACGTCAGGATTCTTTAATTTTAAATATTACTACTGCTGGTTATGACCTGGACACGCTTTGTGGTCGGCTTTATTTAAGAGGTAAACGTAAACAATCAGGTGAGTCTAAAGACCCTGATTTTTATTTTTATTGGCTTGAGCCTGATGAAAATGATGACTTTGAAAGTGAGGAAACCTGGGCAAAGGTAAACCCTGCAATTGCAGGTGGTTGGTGGCCGATTGATAATTTACGAAGGCGACGAGCTGCTTTGCCACTTCCTGAGTTTCAAAGATACCATCTTAACATGTGGACTCGCACTCAGGATGAGTCCTGGTTGCCTGAGGGTCTTTGGACTGAGCTTGCTGATTCTTTTGAGCTTGAGCCATCACTCCCCACTTATGTTGGTGTTGATATGGCTATTAAACACGATTCTGTTGCTGTTGTTTGGGGTCAAATGGGCGAGGATGGACTGATCCGTGTGGATTCAAAGATTTGGCGGAACGATGGAGTTATGTTTGATTATGCTGAGGTGGAGACCTTTATTGTTAATTTAAACCGTAATTTTAACCTGGTTGAGGTTGCATATGACCCTGCATTTTTTGAGCGGTCTGCTCAAGCTCTATATGACCAGAACGTTCCAATGGTTGAGTTTCCTCAATCTCACGGCAGGATGGTTCCTGCTTGCGGTCTCAGTTATGAAGTCATAACATCTAAAAAATTAAGGCATAAAAATCAATCTACTTTTAATGATCAGGTTTTAAGTGCTGTATCTCGTCCAACTGATAGAGGTTTTAGATTATCAAAAGGTAAAAGTAAGAGAAAGATTGACGGTGCTATAGCCATGGTGATGTGCCTGGACAGGTTGACGTATCCAACTAGGCCACCTGAGGATTCCAATGTAGGTATAGTAGAGTGGTGAGAGGTATGTTTTATGCTATTGAGTTTGCTGGCTTATGTTTTATCGTTGCCGGTGTTTATTCTTTTAGCCAAGCATTAGCCTATATAGTATTTGGAGCTGGTTTATTACTAGGGAGCTATTTTTATAACCGATGAGTATTTTTGCACAGAATAATGAGAAACGAGACGCTGCTTTAGGTAATCTTGCTGATTTAATATCTCAAAGAGAGGGGTTGCCATCTTATTCTGGTGAGAGCGTTAATGAAGTAACTGCTCTTGGTGTATCAACAGTTTTATCTTGCGTTTCAATCCTGGCTGATTCAATCGCTGCACTTCCAATAAAAGTTTACCGTGAGTTTGATGACCGTAATTTAAAGCTAAAGACTCCAAGGTTTTTAAGGATTCCAAATAATAACCAATCAAGGTTTGAGACAATTCATCAAATAGTTTCATCTCTTGCTTTGCATGGGAATGCTTTTGTTTTAGTCGATAGGGACACAGCTGAGAGACCTATTGCTATGACCGTAATTCATCCTGATAAAGTAAAACTAAAAATGGAAGGCAACACCAAACTATTCAAATTTAATGACCGTATGTATTCTAAAAATAATATTTTACACTTCACTTGGATGACGCATGCTGGTTCTTATTACGGTGTATCCCCACTCAAAGCTCAAAAAAATACTATAGGAGTTGCTTTAGCCATGGAGCGTCACATTGGACAGTTCTACGGTCAAGGTGCTACTCCGTCATCAATACTTGAAACTGACCAAGCAATGACTAAAGAGCAGGCAGAAGTCTTGCAATCTACTTGGACAACTTCTCACAATCGTAACAGAAAGCCTGCGGTTCTCACTGGTGGTTTGAAATGGAAGGCAATTAGTGACGCAGCTGGAGAGGAACTTGTAAAAGCAAGAGATCAGATTGTTAAAGAAATAGCTAGGGTTTACAGGATTCCTAGTTATTTAATTCATGCTGAAGGATCTACTGGTCTTTATTCAAATGTTGAGAGTTCTGGTATTCAGTTTGTTAGGCATACCCTACTCCCCTGGCTTACTCGTATTGAGGAAGGTTTCAGTTCTTTATTGCCTGGTTCATCTTATGCAAGGTTTGACGTATCCGAGTATCAAAGAGGTGACCGTGCTAATACAATTCGTGCCGCTCAAGTTGCGATTACTTCTGGTATCTTTACACCAAATGAAGTGAGGCAACAGTTAGATTATGAGCCTTATGAGGGTGGTGATAACTTTTACCTTGGCTTGCAAGGAGCACCTGTTGGTCCTGATATTCCACCTGTTGGTAAGGATGAAGTCGAGCCTGTTTTAACAACTGAGGAAATGAAAGATAATTAATGCCTTATTCAATTACAACTAATCATGATGATTGCGATGGTTTTGGTGTTGTTAAGGACTCTGATAATAAATTGATGGGTTGTCATGACTCAAGAGAAAAAGCTAAAAAACAAATAACTGCACTTAATATTGCTGAGTCTGAGTCTGGTGGATATCGTCAAGCTGACCCTGAAAATGATATTTATGAAACTCAAGAGGAGGCTGAAAAAAAAGCAATTGAGATTGGTTGTGTTGGTTCTCACACTCATGAAATTGACGGAGTCACTTATTTCATGCCTTGTGAAAAAATGAGCGACTATGTTGAGTTGACAGGAATGAAACACGCAAGTGATGAGGACTACACTTTAATAGATGCTGATGATGAAAGGGCTGAGTCTGAGCCAGCACCAAAAAAAGACCAAGTTACTGGATCAGCTAAAAATAAGCCTGGTAGTGCATCTGGAAAGTCTGGAAGTATTAAGTTTTCTGAGCAGACCGAGAAATCAATAGCAACAATAGTTGAAAATCATAACGATCAGGTTAATTCAAAAGGCATGAGCACTTGGAGACGTCTGCGGTCTGGAACCGCTAAGGCTGTAGTGCGTAGAGGTTTTGGTGCTTATTCTGTATCTCATCGTCCGGGAGTTTCAAGGAATGCCTGGGGTCTTGCTCGACTCAAAGCATTCAGTTACTTGTTAATAAACGACAAACCAAAAAATCCAAAATATGTTGGTGACAACGATTTACTTCCTGAGGCTCATCCAAAGCACAGCAAACAAAAAAAGAAAGAAAAAAATAATCTCAGGCATGAGATTAATGTTCCCGCATTTATTAGAGACAATGCTGCTCGTGGACTAGAAAATTTAGAATTTGCAGGTTCTGGTCTTACTGAAAAAACAAAAAGAGAGGCACGGTCTATGCGTGATGGTGTTGTATCTCATGATAAAGCTATGCGAATGCAGGCATGGTTTAAACGTCATTTACCTGATTTTCAAGGTGAGGGTGCTAAGAAGTTTCTATCTGGTGAGTCCGACAAAATGTCACCTGGTTTGGTGGCTTGGCTTTTGTGGGGTGGATCTTTGTCAAAAAACACCAGACTTGATGCTATGAGGTGGGCTGAGAGGCAGGTTGCAAGGCACGAAGATGACCGTTCAGGGTCTAGGCCACAGCCGTTCAATCAAGCTGTTGGTATTATTAAACGCATGAGTGAAAACAAAGAGACTAGGTTTTTTGAACTTAGAGCTGAACCTTTTGAAGTCGATTCTGATAATTTAATTTTTACAGGCTACGCATCTGTATTTGACTCCCCTTATTCAGTTGCTGATTCTCGTGGTGTTTACCAGGAAACTGTAAACCCTGGAGCCTTTACTAAAACTTTAAGTGAGCGAGATGATGTTAAATTTTTAATTAATCATGATGGTATTCCACTTGCTCGCACCAAGTCAGGAACTCTTGAACTTCGAGAAGATGAGCACGGTCTGTTTGTAAAAGCAGAGCTTGACGAGTCAAATCCAAGAGTTGCTGAGATTTCAAGTGCATTAAAACGAGGAGACTTATCTGAGATGAGCTTTGGTTTTCATGCAATAAAAGACGAGTTTTCGAGTGACGGAGAGCAAAGAACTCTTAAAGAACTCAGATTATTAGATGTATCAGTTGTTACTTGGCCTGCAAATCCATCAACTCTTGCGACAATTCGTGGAGTGGATTTAGGCGAACTTCAAAATGTCCTGGCTGAAGCTAGGGATGGTTCGTTCAATAAAGACCAAGTAACAAAAATAAAAGAGGCAATTGACCAATTAAGTGAGTTATTGCCGAAGCCTAAAACTTCAAGGTCAAACGTTAGGGCTGCTGTTCGAGATCTTGAAATTTGGGAGATGCAGAGCCGTTCATAAAAGCCGATTATTCACTTTTACCGAACACTCACACTTGTAAGATAAATAATTTTTATAGGAGTAAAAATTGAAAATTAAAGAAATGTTAGAAAAAAGAGAGGGACTTGTTGACGAAGTCAAGGCTATGACCGAGCTTGCTGAAAAGGAAGACAGAGACTTTAACGACGAGGAAACTCAAAAATATGACTCCCTTAAAAGTGAAATTAACGAACTTGGCGACAGAATAACTGAAGCTGAGGAAATTAGAAAAGCTGAGAAAGAAATAGCCGAGAGCCGTGAAAAGCTAGGGGTTGTTGAGGAAAGACTAGAGCCTGTTGTTGAGGAAATAACAGAGCCTGGTGTCTACCGTCAAGGTGGAGAGCACTCATTTCTTAGTGACGCTTTTAACAGTCGTCAAGGTGATTACCAAGCTCAAGACAGAATTAACAGGCACCAAGCTGGAAATGGTGAGAAGAGAGACGTAGGAACTGGTGCATTTGCCGGTCTTGTCGTTCCTCAATACCTTACTGACTTAGTTGCACAAAAGGCCAGAGCTGGAAGTCCATTTTACAATGCTTTACCTAAGGCACCTTTACCAGATAAAGGTATGAAGGTTGAGCTATCTAGAATTACTACAGGTTCTGCAAACGCATTTCAGGCCACAGAAAACTCTGCACTTCAAGAGACCAACATGGATGACACTCTCTACACAGTGAATGTCAACACCATCGGTGGTCAGCAGGATGTATCTCGTCAAGCAATTGAGAGAGGCACCGACCTTGAAGGCATTATTTTTAGTGACTTGATTGCTGCTTATTACACAGAACTTGATGAAAAATTAATTAATGGTGATGGCACAGGTGGAGCACCTGAAGGCATTAGAAACGTTACAGGAATAAACACCGTAACTTATACTGATGGAACTCCAACAGTTGGAGAGCTTTATCCTAAGTTAATTGATGCGATTCAAAAAATAAATAGCAATAGATTTGCTGCGGCTACAGCGATCATTATGCATCCACGTAGGTGGGGTTTCTTTTCTGCTGGAGTAGACGGAAACTCAAGACCATTGGTCTTGCCTGCTGGAAATAATCCAAGCGATGCATTTGGTATCGGTGAGGCTGCTGGCTACGGTCAAGTTGTTGGTCAGATTGCTGGTTTACCAGTTATTGCTGATGCAAATATCACAACTTCTGACGGTGGTGGAAATAACCAAGACCAAATTTATGTAGTTAAGGCTGACGACCATATTCTCTTTGAAGAGTCTGGAAGTCCGTTCAGACTTAGATTCGACGATGTCGGGTCCGGGTCACTTACAGTCAAGTTGGTTTGTTATGGCTATGTTGCTTATGCATCAGGTCGTTACCCAGCTGGAATTACAAAAATTCAAGGAACTGGATTAATTACACCTAGCTTTTAGTTAGGATTTTTTAGCCAGGGCTTTAGGGTCCTGGCTAAATTAAAAAGAGGAGTATTCATGGCTAAAAAATTAAAACTTAACAAAGATGAGATCTCTGCGTTGCTTGATGAACTTAAAGGTTATTTAGTTCACAAAAAAACAAAAAGAGCTAATGAAGTTAAAAAAGTTTTAAAGGATGCGGGAGTTCCTGAGTCTGCAATGGCGAAGCCTAAGGCTGAAACTGCAGCAAAGAAAAAACCTGTAGCTAAATCAAAACCTAAAAAATAAAAATGGCTATTAATAATGGCTACTGCACCTTGGCAGAGATAAAATCATTTGTAAATATTTCTGATTCAACTGACGACGATGAACTAGAGGATGCAGTAAATTCTGCAAGTCGTCAAATCGATGCTTATTGTGGTCGTCAATTTTTTGCTGACGGTGCGGCAACTGCTAAAGTTTACAGAACTCGTAACCCCTACCAGGTTACTGTTGATGATATATCTACTTCTACTGGTCTTGTTTTAAAGTATGACGATTCCGATGATGGCACTTATGAGACTACCGTTGCATCAACTGATTTTATTTTACTTCCACTTAATGGCGAGGCTTTTGGTATTAGCGGTCTTGGTTTTACTTCTATTGAGCTTTTAACTGACGGATCTCACGAGTTTCCAACAACTATGTCAAATAACAGACCTAGGATTCAAGTAACAGCTAACTGGGGGTTTGCTGCCGTTCCTGAGCCTGTTCGTCAGGCTTGTTTAATGTTAAGTAGTGAAAACTTTGCAATGAGAAACACTCCCCTGGGCATTGCTGGTGTCGGTGAGTTTGGTGTCTTGGCTGTTCGTCAAAATCGTCAAATCACTAGAATGCTTGACCCTTATCGACGTGGGGACTCAGTTGGTGTTGCATAGTGGCATCGTTTTCAACTATAAGATCTGCAATAAAAACAACCCTAGCTGATAACATTTCAGGTCTTAGGGTCTATGACACTATTGATGACATGATTAATGTGCCTGCATGTGTTGTAGTTCCAAATTCTATTGATTTTAACGAGGCTATGGCTCGTGGGACTGACAAGTATGACTTTGATGTCCTGGTCGTTGTCAGTCGTGCTGATTCACGGTCTGGTCAAAATCAATTGGATTCTTTTATAAATGGATCAGGTTCAAATTCAATAAGGCAGGCTATTTTTCAAAATTCAACTCTAGGCCAATCAGACACGTCTGCTGTTGTCACTACAATGAGTGATTATGGAGGAACTTACGCAGTTAATGGTGTCGAGTCAATCGGTGCAAGACTCGGAGTTACTGTTTATACCAAGGGGTCAAGTTGAAGTATAAAATTATTGGAAATAAAAAAATTGACGGCATAGAGCCTGGTGAGATTATTGAAATCAAAGATGATAAAAAAGCAGACTCACTTGTTGCCGGTGGTCATATTCAAAAAATTAAAAGCGAAGCTAAAAAGAAAAAAGGAGCTAAATAATGCCTAAAGGAATAGGTTACGGTGGCGGTAAAAAGAAAAAAAAGGGAATGAAAAAAAGCGGAGGTAAACGAAGGTAATGGCGACATTTGTCCTAACTGACGGCAGGTTATTCATGAATGGGTTTGATTTATCAAGCCATACACAGTCTATGACTTTAGATTTGTCAGCTGACGAGGTCGACGTAACTGCTATAAACTCAGGAGGTTTTAGGTCAAAAATTGCAGGACTTCAAGATGCAAGTTTACAAGCATCAGGTTTTTTTGAAGCAGGAACCGATAAGCCTGACGCTCTTTTAGGTGTATCTGCTGGTGCTGAAGTTATTTCTACTGTATCCCCTACTTCATCTGCTGGTGACATAGCTTATTTTTTAAAGTCTAGGCAGTTTAGTTATAATATTGGTGGTTCTGTTGGCGATGCTATGCCGTTCTCAATAAATAATTCAAACAGTTCAGACCGTGCTGTTCGTGGCACGATTATGGTCGATGATTCTGCAAATCTCACAGCTACTGGTAATTCAACAGGTCGTGAGCTTGGAGCTGTTGCTGCTACAAAATCTCTATTTGTTGCGGCTCATGTGGTCTCGGTCTCAGGCACTTCTACCCCTACCCTGGCTTTGAAAGTTCAAAGCGATGACAACGGATCATTCACTTCTGCTACAGATCGTATAACTTTAACTAATTTTACTGCGGTTGGAGCTCAATATTCAAAAGTTGCTGGGGCAATTACTGACAATCATTTTCGTATTAATTACACTTTGTCTGGAACTTCCCCATCGTTCAAGGTTTTTATAACTGTAGGGATTGTATAATTGTTTTGGCTCACGCAAGTGAGACACGGCACTTCTTGTTGCTAACCCATCAGGACCCCGGCAGATAAATTCGATGACTCGTCATTGCAGCACCAGTCTGCCGGGAGTGTCGTTCTTGAGCTAATAAAAATATCTTATTAATGACTTGATATCTATCTCTAATTATGGTGTTATTAAGTAACTTCAATAAGCGAGATGGGGTTAATTAAATCCTCAGACGCTGGGCGAAAATCCCACGAAAAAACTAGAAAAACTGAGGGCCGAAGCTGACCGTGAGAAGTTAAAACAAAGGAACCACCAACAGGTGGTTTTTTTGTTTGTCCTTGGTCTTTTGTCCTGGCTGTTCTAGACCATAAAACCTTTAGATCATAAAAATTAGAGTATTCTTTGCTCATGGCTAATGGTTTTAAAGTTTTCAGCGTATCTGAGGTTCTTACTGCCGCTGATGTTAATGATTATTTAATGGAGCAAAGCATCAGCATTTTTGCAAACTCGACCGCACGTGATGCACAGATATCTAGTCCTGTTGAAGGGCAGTTTTGTTATTTGGCAGATTCAAATGTTCTGCAATTCTATAACGGAAGCAGTTGGGCAGGATATATTGATGAGGGAGACATTTCATCTGTAGTTGCTGGCACTAACATTGGAGGCGGTGGCACAAGTGGTGCCGTGACTTTGAACTTAGCTATTGATAGTGCAGTCGCTTTTGCTGACCAGACTGCGTCTGCAATTGTTTTAAAAGATTACGCTGAGACCGATGTGGCTATAACTTCAGGGACCACACTTGCTATTGATTTAGCAAACGGTAACACAGGAAGCGTGACACTTGCTCATAGTGTTACTGATATAGATTTTACAAACGTTCCAACTAATGGAGTTTCAAGTTTTACTTTAAAAGTCACGCAAGATGGCACAGGGTCTAGGACTATGGCTATCAATGCGGTTACTGTAAATGGTGGAGGAAATGTAACAGCAAAGACTCCTGGTGCAGGTGGTCTTACTTTATCAACAGGTGCAGCTGACGTTGATTTATTAACGTTCTTATTTTTTGATGCAGGCACTCCCCTTTTAAATTCATTATTAGATTTTAGTTAGGAGTTTTTATGCCACTTGGTGCAGCAAGGTTTGGACTTCAGTCAGGTGTCGTCAAAATGGATGCATCTGGTGGTTCAACTTCCACTTATACTGAGGGTGGTAAAAATTACAAAGCACACACTTTTACAAGTTCAAGTAATTTTGTTATTTCAACTTTAGGTGACGGTGCTACCCAGATTCTAATTGTTGCAGGTGGAGGTAGTGCAGGTGGCGGTAATGATGACCCTAATTCAGGAGGCGGTGGCGGTGCAGGTGCTTTTGTAGAAGATACTTTAACGTTTTCATCAAGTGGGACTTATCCAATAGTAATTGGTGCGGGTGGTGCACAGGTAAGTCATACAAATGTTGGTAATCAAGGAAATGCTAGCCAAATTCAAGCCATTGGTGGTGGTTCAAATTTAAAACAAGGTAATGGTGGAGGTCGTGGTGGAGACCCTGGTGGTGTTGGTGGTGGTTCAGGTAACCCGAACGGTGGTTCTGGTGGGGGATCTGGTGGTGCAAACACAGGCACTTCATCAGGAGGTAGTAAAGGTAATAATGGCGGTCCTGGTGACGGTGGTGACCGTGCTGGTGGCGGTGGCGGTGCAGGTGAAAGTGGAAACTCAGACGGTCAAGGTGAGGGCGGTGATGGTTCCTCAAACACTTATAAAGACGGCTCAACAGATTTTTACGCTGGTGGTGGCGGTGGCGGTCGTGATGGTGGCTCTAATGGTGGCACTGGCGGTGGTGGCGATGGCACAGATGGTCAAAGTCCACACGCAGGAACCGCTAACACAGGCGGTGGTGGCGGAGGGGCCAAAGGAGCTCACGTTGGTCGTGCAGGAGGATCTGGCATTGTTGTGATAAGGTATGAGGTCTAATGGCACACTTTGCGGAACTTGACAATAATAATATTGTTACTCGTGTCATTGTAATTTCTAACAGTGAGCTTGTTGACGAAAATGGAGACGAGCAGGAAAGTTTAGGAATAAATTTTATAACTAACACTTTAGGTTTTAGTGGGACTTGGAAGCAAACAAGTTATAACACTTTTGGTAATCAACACCTTGAAGGTGGCACTCCCCTGCGTGGTAACTTTGCAGGAATTGATTTTTCTTTTGACAGCACTAACAATGTTTTTATTGCACCTGAGCCAAATATTCCTGGTAAAACATACACTCTTAATAATTCAACTTGGTTATGGGAGATGGATTAATGCTTTTAGAAGTTAAAAGGACTCAGTTTGGTTCCGATGCCACAAATGGCGAGCTGTTCATTGATGGTGTCCGGGAGTGTTTTACCCTGGAGGATGAAGTTCGAGATGGTCCTAAGGTCTACGGCGAGACCGCTATTCCTCTTGGCGAGTATGAAATAAAATTACGAACCGTTGGCGGTTTTCATGACCGCACAAAAAAGCACTACGATTCAAAGGATGGTTTTGGTCCTGGTTGGCATCAGGGTATGTTGTGGCTACAAGATGTGCCTGGGTTTGAGTTTATTCTTATTCATTCAGGTAATACAGATGAGTCAACTGCTGGTTGCTTATTGGTTGGCAGGACTCAGCAAGATCTTAATATTTCTAAGGATGGATTCATTGGTCAATCTCGTGCTGCTTATGAGGCTTTGTATCCAAAAGTTCGAGATGCTTTGTTGTCTGGTCAAAAAGTGACAATTAAATATTCTAATCTAGGCCAAACAGTTGAAGCGGTCTCTGATGATAAAATTGAAAAAAAGGAGCACTTGTTGTCTAGAGGCGATAAAGGTTTAAATGTTAAATTTTTGCAATCACTTTTATTAAAGTGGGACGCAAATTGTTTGCCTAAGTTTGGAGCTGATTCAGACTTCGGTGGCGAGACTGAGGAAGCTGTAAAAAAGTTTCAATCAGCTAATAATTTAGACCCATCTGGCTTAATCGATTTTATGACCACTATTGCTTTGTCAGTATACGTTTAGGAGAAAAAAATGGATTTTAAGTCTTGGGCTATCAATGTAGGGATTAGGACACTAAGGACTTTCATTCAAGCATTTTTGGGGATTCTAACGGCATCAGGCACAGGAATGGTTGAGATGGATGTTTTAACCAACGCACTTGTTGCGGGTCTTGTTGCTGCTGTTACAGCTCTACAAAATGGACTTGAAGAGTGGACTCCAAAAAATAAAGGCTAATTTAAATTAACCTAGTTAAAAATTTTAATACTTTAGTTCGTCTTGGTCTTGTAATATTCTTATTAGTTCCTATCCCGGTAATTGCTGACCACGTTCCAACTCAGCCACCTTACGACCAATCTTTAGCACTTGATACTTCAACAGGTGATTTAACAGTTGGCATTTATTCGTCTGATGGTTTTGAGGACTCTCCACCTGAAAAATACACAATTTGGTTTACTATTTCTGAGTCTGAGTTAGACACTTCATCGGCTTATTGTATTTCGACCACTTTTGGTCATGGAGATAACTTGTCCTGGCAGTATCATGTTTTCAGCCTGGAAGACTTGCAGACTTACTTTGAAGTTCCTAATGGAACTTTTAGGACAAAAATAAGAGCAGATAATGACACCGATAACAGTTTCAGCACCTTAACTGCTGAGATGACTATTTCAATTCCTGACCAACTTCCATTTGTTAATTTAGCTGATTGGTCTGCACCGTCTAACACTTGCACGGACACTTCAACGACTACAACTAGTTCAACTACTTTAGATCCCTTGACAATTGAAAGAAACGCAAACTTTGAAGAGACTGGCATCTATGAAACTAACCAGGAACGTGAGGACCGTGAATATGATGAATACCTTGAGGAACTTGAGGAGGAACGAGAAGCTGAAGAGGAGGCTGCTCGTTTAGCAGAAGAGCAAAGGTTAAATGAGGAAAGAGAAGCAAACTTTAACGAGACAGGAATACTTGAGACTGATGATGAAAGAAATGACCGAGAAGAGACAGAGTATCAAGCAGAGCTTGAGGCAAACTTCCTGGAGACAGGTTTTTATGAAACGAATGATGAAAGAGAGGAACGAGAAGAGCTAGAGTATCAAATTTATTTAGAGGAACTTGAGGCTGAAGCTGAGGCTGAAATATTGGCTGAACTTGAGGACTCAATTGATTTGGAGACTTTAGGTCTTGTTGTTGTAGATTGTATTGAAGGAGATGAGGAGTGTGAAAATTTAACTGATGATGAAATTGCTGAAATTGAAGCTGAACTTCAAGAGTTTATTGACACGATACAAGAGATTGAAGAGAATACTGACTTTGAAGTTTTTGAAATTGAAGAGGAAGTTATCGAGTTAGAGGACATAAATATTGACGATGATGTTGTTGTAATAATTATTGAGGAGTTGGAGGATGAAGAGCAAACGGATCAGGTTCCAATTATTGAGGATTATGACTCTGATGAAATTGAGGAAGTCAAGGAGGTTATTGAAATTGTTGAGGATGTTATTCCTGAACTACCTGATGAAATTCTTGAACCTGAAGAGGCTGAGGAAATAATTGAGGAGTTTGTTGAGTCTTTAGAGCCTGAGACCAAGGTTGAAATAATTGAGGACGTTGTTGAGGTTGGTGTTGAGGAGCTTACTGAGGAGCAGGTTGTTGTTGTCCAGGAGGTTGTTGAGTCTGCTATCCAAGATGTAGAGGTTTTATCTGTGGAGCAAGTTGAGACTGTTGCTGAAGTCTTGGGTCTTGAAGAGTCAGATGATGTTGGTGTTATTGCTGAGGCTGTCAAGACAGACGAGGCTGTTGCTGAAGCTGTAGAGTCTTTTGTAGAGCGTGCTGTTGAGAACAAAGACGTTGAGGACTATAACTTGTCCGATGTTGTTGTTGAGGTTCAAGTTGAGGAGTTTCTTGAAAATCCTGCTGTAATTTTTCAGGTGGACTTTGAAGAGATTAACTTAGTTAGTTTGGGCGACGATTTAACTAATCAACAGAAAGAAAAGGCACAGGAGGTTGTCGTTCCAGTTATTATTGCTAGTCAGATTATCTCTGCTAGTGTTGTGCCGTTTAGGAGGCTAAATTGATAAAAAAAATAACAGGGCTGCTTAGAAAAATTAAAATTTTTAAGTGGATTAAAAGCATATTGCAAGAGACTCTTGCTCAAACTTTTACACTCCTTGGTTTTTTTATTGCCTGGTTAACTCTTACCGGAACAGCCAAGGATATAGTTGGCATTGCTATACTGATATCACTTGGCTTATGGTTGTTGACCATTGGCTTTAGAAAATAACTAGGGGGTATTTGCTAAGTTTATTGATGGCTTGCTCTTTGAGTATGCCTGCAACTATGCAAGATGTGGCTGAATATCAGCATTGTCTTGAATACCAGGACGTATGGGTCTTGGGTCTTGAATGGTCTAATTTAATTCAAGATCACTTTGAAATTAAAGATCACGAGACTGCTTATCGTGTTATTGGTTGTGAAAGTTGGGGAATACCTACAGCTAAAAACCCCACCTCTACTGCAAAGGGTTTATGGCAGTTTATAGATAAAACATGGACCTGGGTGGAGTCTAAGTTAAAAATCAAAGGGTCTGCGTTTGACCCTCATCTATCCACTCATTACGCATCATTTTTAGTTTACAATACCGAGCAAGGCTGGGGTCATTGGTCTGAGTCTGCTCATTGCTGGGAGGCACCAAATGAAAAAAATAAACCTACAAAAATTAATTAATTTAAAACTTGACCTTTATTGGGAGCTTTGGTGGTGGCTTGACTCTAAAACCACAGTTATCTATAAATGGTTAATTGAAAAAGAGAAACAACGACCTAACTCTGATTAGTTATGGTAATATCCGACCTGGTTAGCAATAAGGAGGATAAATGACCGAAAGAACTAGGAGGGTAACACCACCTGTAGAGTTCGATATGCCACGTGGTGCTAGGGTTTATGACAATAAACTCATCATCAAACCTGGACAGCTTAATGCCTTTTATACTGACGTAAAAAGAGCATTTGACATGAAGGAAGCAAGGAAGAGAAAAAGCCGAGCAACTCGCTTGGGTGACGCTCTTGGTCTTGTGACCGATGCACGTCTTGAGGTCGAGGACCTTAAGGGTGAGATTGAGGAGTGGAAAGAAAACCTAGAAGGCACCAACTTCGAGAGTTCAATGAAGTATGAACAGCTTGAGGAATGCTTAGACGCTCTTGACGAGTTAGTTTCTAACTTAGAAGAGTGCGAGAGTGCTGACGGAAATATTGAGTTTCCAGGTATGTTCTAACTAAGACCTACATGGGATAAGAAGGCAGGCTTAAAGCCTGCCTTTTTTTAGCCTAAAAACATTGATTTACGCATTTTTTCTCTGACAGCCTCATATTTGCGTTTTAAGGGCTAGTTGTTCATAGCTTAGTGCTTGTGCGTAGGCACATTCCATTTGGCACACAGAGGCTACAAATGGCTAATATAGACCGTTTTAGAGACATAAATCTTTGACACTTAAGTTTGCCTGGGTCTAGACCATATGCTCTTGCTCCTGGTTCTTTTGTCCTACTCTTTTGGTAAGTAAAAGAAAAGGATATTTATTATGGCTACTTTTGTTTTCACAGATGCGTCTGTGACTATAAACTCCGTAGACTTATCTGACCATGTTCGTTCTGTTACGCTGGATCTCTCAGCTGAAGAGCAGGACGATACCGCTATGGGAGCGACCTTTCGTAGCAGAAAAGGTGGACTTAAGGATGGCTCGATTTCGCTTGAATTTAATTCTGACTTTGCAGCTGCTGAAATTGATGCGACAATATTTCCAATCCTTGGGACTAGTGTTGCTTTTGTTGTCAAGCCTACAAGTGGTTCAGTAAGTTCTACAAACCCAAGTTACTCAGGCAGTTGTTTGGTAACTCAGCACGTTCCTGTTGGGAATGCCGTAGGGGACTTGGCGACGACATCCGTGTCTTGGCCTACCTCTGGGACTATCAGTAGAGCTACGAGTTAGTCATGGCAGGTTCATCAGGGTTACACCAGCTCACTTTGGTGTATGTAGACGAAACTAAGCAAGAGCTTGATTTAAGACCTATTGACTTTGTCGCTGTAGAGCGTAAATTTGGGACTCGTCCTGCTGCCGAACTACAAAATTTGGCATTTGAGGAGTTAATGTATTTATGTTGGCATTCAGCCAAAAGGTTAGGAGTTACTGAAACTTTTGACAAATGGCTTGAAAACGTTGCAAAGATTGACGGTCTTGAAGGGGATGATTCCCCGGGGTAGTTGAGGGTCACTTTGTTAGCTTGATTTGTGATGTGGCTTTGGCTGCAGGACTAAATCCTTACGAGGTGGCTCAGTTACCGTTAGAGTTCTTTGTTGGTTTACAAAACTCGTTAATTAAAAGAAACGAACAGGAGAGGCAATCGATGGGTAATGGCTAGCATAAAAAAACAAGCAGCAGGCTCAGGCATTGCTGTTGAAGGTTTAAACGATGTTATTTTTGGCTTGCGTGGTATGGAGCGTGCTACTGAGGTTAGAAAAGAACTCAGGGGTTTTCATAAAGGTTTAGCTAAAGAGGTCGAGTCAAAAACAAGACAGGAGGCTTTACGTCAAAGAGAAGATGGTTCAGCCGTTCCTAAAAGAACATTAGGTTCTCGTGGTTTTGTTGGTGGTGGAACTGACAGATCAGCATTTCTTGACATTCGTAAGACCAATAAATTTGCTAGAAACCTTGAGTTTGGCCGAAAGTATCAATTTATTCCTAACTTGATAGTTGGTCGTGCTGTTGACAGACCGTCTAGTGCAATTTCTAAGACTCAACGAGGAGCTGTTGCACGTCCACAGGGTCAAGGTGGTATTAAAGGTTCCTACTACCCTGCATCAAAAATGAAGCGAAGGGTTTACAAGGAGTGGGTCGGTGACTTTTGGGACCGTCAGGGTGGTTTTCCTGAAGGCACAAAATTTGGAGGTTATGTAGCTGAAAAAACAATAGCAAGGATTACACCTGGCTTGTCTGAGGACTATGCAGATGAAATGCTTGGCATTGTTAAAAAAGCTATAAAAGGTAAGTAATGGCAGAAGTAAAAACATTAAGGTTTGAGTTCCTAGCTGACACTAAAAAGTTTTTAGGAAAGGTTGGAGCTGTTGGTAAGAAGTTTGACGCTTTAGGCAAAGACATGAACCGAGTAGGTGGTCAAATCAATAAAGTTTTTGCGGGTCTTGGTGTTGCGGCAGGTGCAGGTGCGGTCAAAGCAATAAGTGAGTTTCGTGCTTTTGAGGATGGAATGCTTGAAGTCTTTACCCTTATGCCTGGCATCTCTAAAGAGGCAATGGATATTATGGAGGCTGATGTTCTTGCTGTATCAAAATCAATTGGTAAGTTGCCTGAGGATGTCATACCATCTTTGTATAATTCTTTATCTGCTGGTGTGCCACCTGATAATGTTTTTGCGTTTATTCAAACTGCTAATAAGTTAGCTGTTGGTGGTGCTACTGATTTAGGCACAGCTGTTGATGGTTTAACTTCTGTTGTAAATGCTTTTGGTCCTGAAGCTGTTAGTTTTGAGAAAGCGTCTGATTTAATTTTTACTGCTGTAAAAGGTGGAAAGACCACAGTTGATGAGTTATCTAGATCATTATTCCAGGTTGCACCAGTTGCGGCAGGTCTTGGGGTTGAGTTTGGTGATGTGACAGCGGCTTTAGCAACTTTGACAGCAGCTGGAACACCTACGTCTGTTGCAGCAACTCAGCTGAGAGCGGTCTTTGCAGAGTTATCAAAGCCTACAACTGTTATTTCTAAAAAGTTCCAGGAGTTAGCAGGCAAGGACTTTGCTGCGTTTATTGCTGAAGGTGGAAACGTTGCAGATGCATTAAATTTAATTAAACAAGACGCTGATTCCTCTGGAGTATCTTTGTCTGCATACTTTGGTTCTGTTGAAGCGGCAGGTGCTGCTCAAGTTCTAACTGGTAAGGGTGCTGAAAAGTTTGCGGCTGAAATAAAAGCGGCAGGCGATGCGGTTGGTGCCACGGACAAAGCATTTCAAACTGGAGCGTCTGGTATTGGTTTAGTCCTGGATAAAATAAGAGCGGGCATTTCTGTTTTCACAATTGAAATAGGACAAAAACTTGCACCAGTTCTTTTAGATTTTATTGAAAATGCTAGAGCTACTTTTGAAAGATTACAGCCAAAAATTAAAGCCTTTAGTGATAGCATTCGTGAGTTCATTGGGTCAGATCAGTTTCGTTCAATCATTAATGGTATAAATACTGCTTTTAGTGAGCTTGAGGCACGTCTATCCCCTGTTTTTGAAAGGATCAGGGAGTTTTTCAAAGAAAACCCTAAGGTTGCTTTTACTGGTCTTGCTGTTGTTGTTGGTGGTATATTGCTTGCATCGGTTGTATCCCTGGCTACAGCTTTTGCTGCTTTGTTTAGTCCGTTTACAATTGTTTTGGGTCTTATTGCAGGTCTTGCAGCAGGTTTTCGTTTTGCTTTTGATAATGTCAAAGGCTTTAGAGACTTTGTTAACAACTCTATAAGTTTCCTTAAAGGTTTATTTAGTAACTTCATAGCATTTTTTCAAGGTGATGGTTTTCAAAACGGAATAAAAACGGCTTTAGACTTTGTAACTGTTCAATTTTTTAATATTAAGAAGTTTATTGATGGTGTTGTTGTTTTTATAAAAGGTTTATTTAGTGGTGATGTTCAGCTTGCTGTTGCTGGTTTTAAGTTAGCGTTTTCAGGGATTCTTGATTTTTTCAAAAATAATTTTAATTTATTTAAGGTTCTAAAAGATATATTTGTTGGTGCTTTGGGTAAATTAAAAGATTTCTTAAAACCAAAGCTCAAAGAGTTTGGTTCTAACTTCCTGGAAACTCTTGGCACAGTTTTTAAAACTTCTGCTGGTGTTTTGCTTGAAGGTGTCAAATTTGTATTCAACAAAGTAATTGACAAAATAAACGACTTTATTAATAAAGTGAATGATGGACTGGGTTTCAGTTTCTTTGGCATTGACATTGACCCACCAAACATTCCAAACTTACCACGATTGGCCAAGGGTGGTATCGTAACTCAGCCGACTCGAGCTTTAATTGGCGAGAGCGGTCCTGAAGCTATAATTCCGTTGTCGAGAGCTGGCGACAACCTTGGCCAGACAAATATAAACCTCACGGTCAACGCAGGCTTAGGGACTGATGGAGCTAGTGTTGGTCGTCAAATTGTTGATGAACTTAGGAAGTTTCAACGCTCTAACGGTCCACTACCACTTCGTTTAAGTGGTTTTGATATAGCCTAATGGCTGCACCTACTCTGCGTGTTAGGTTTGGTTTCACTCCTAATAGGTTTACGCTTGATGATGCTATACGTGGTCGTCTTGACTCCGGGAACGTTTTAGGTGGTGCTACAACTTTTACTGATGTAACTTCTTTTGTTCAGTCAGTTTCAATAAATCGTGGTAGATCTCGAGACCTTAACTCTTTTAGTTCAGGATCAGCATCAATTGTTTTAGAAAACTCTACGGACGGAAGGTTTAACCCTGCTAACACTAACGGACCTTATTTTCCTGGTATCGAGCCACTTATTGATGTAATTGTTGATTGTTTGGTTGCAGGTGAGTCAACTTATACAAATCTTTACACGGGTCTTGTTACTGATTGGGTGACTCAGTATCCTAATAAAACCACTTCTAAGGTGCAGGTTTCATGCTCTGATGACTTTGTTAAGTTAGCAAATATTGAAACTACAAGTTTGTCAGTGAGTTCAACGGATTCAGGTTCAATGATTTCAAGTATCCTGGCTAATTCTCAAGTTGCTTATTCTGGCTCTACTTCAATTGATACAGGTAATTCAACAATGCAGTCAATCAACAAAAGCAGCAACGCTTTAGATTTAATTCAAGAGATTGAAAAAAGCGAGAACGGAGCATTTTTTGTTGGTGCTGATGGCACTCTTAACTTTAAAAACAGGCACGCATCATTTCCTACAACAACCACGACAACGTTTTCAGATGACGGCTCTGATATACCTTATCTTGAACTTAACCAGCCTGTTGATGATGACTTAATCTTTAACGTCATAAATCTAAAACGTGAGGGTGGTTCTGTTCAAACTGCAACGGATACAGCTAGTCAAGGTAAATATTTGAAGCGTTACCTTGAGAGATCTAACTTGCTTAACTCATCTGACTCTGATGTTGGTGATGCTGCAAAGTTTTTGCTAGCTAAATTCAAAGACGCTTTACCTAGGTTCAGTTCAATGGTTCTAAATGTTGACACTTTATCCACTGCTAATCAGTTAGTGGTCTTGGGTCTTGAACTTATTTCTGGAATAAAAATAGAGATTACTCCACCTGGTGAGTCATCTCAGGTATCTCGTGAGTCTGTTATTGATGGTATCAATCTTGCAATAACCCCACAGGACTTTGTTGTGCGTTTTAACGTATCTGATGCAGTCAACTCTGCATTCTTTAGGCTTAATTCTGCGACTTATGGTCAGCTCGATGACGATAGGCTTGCTTATTGACAGTGGGGGTTTATCCCCTGGACTTTTACAAATCGCTTAGAAAGGCTACAAACTGCCTATTTTTTTGAAACCGAGCCAAAACCGAGCCATTTAGCATGTTTTATCTCGGTTTTAGCCTGGTATCTCCTATCGTTCTTGCTTATTTGCGTAAAAGGTCGGTGGTGTCCTACTCTCCCCATGGTTTGTGGAAACTATGGAAACTATGGAAACTATGGAAACTATGGAAAGAAAACGGCATATTTTTTGGGTCTTAGTTTTCCATTAATTCCAATAATTCCAATAATTCCAATAATTCCGAGCCAAACCGAGCCAAAACCGAGCCAAAAATATATAAATTTATCCAACTAATCTTGGGGTTTTGAGTTAAAATCTTACTTATTGGTTAGCAACAAAGGAGTAAAATGACCGAAAATATTAAGCCAACTGAAAAACAGAAGGCTTTACTTAAAGCTACTGGTTTTGTCAGTAGTAAAAATCAACAGATCAGCTGCGATTGTGGTTGTGATGTTCGTGGTTTAACTGAGTATCAGTTATCTGCGTATAGAAAAAATACGGAGCTCAAAAGTTATGAGACTTATAATCCTGAAAGAAAAGTAAACGAGTTAGTTACTGTGCCTAAGCACTTTAAGAACCGTGAACATCTTTGGGGTGTATCTCTTGGGCATCATGAGAGTGAGATAAGAGCTTTTAGTTCAGCTCTTGCAATGGTTAGAAAAGTTGCAATTGATATCTTGCTTACTCAGGAACTTGCCGACTCTATCGAGTGGTTTGAGTTTTGGAGTGAGGATGAAAAACTTGCTGTTCTAAAAGTTGAAGGTGACGAAATCGTCAGCGCAGGTCTTGACCGTGGCTAGCGTTGGTATCACTACTTGTAAGCACGGCACTCCCCTGCATGAGCAGGGTGAGGTCGGTAGTGGTGATTGGTTTCATTCTAAAAAGTGCACAGCTGAGTATTGTCTGCCTATCCCTTTTGACCCTCGTCATTTCAAAAATGAGAGCGTCATTGAATGGGTTGACGGTGGCTATCTTGAGTCGTTCTCTTGCGAAGGGCATGAGGGCGAGTGCGATAGTTATGCTCGTGACGTTGCAGGTCCTGACAGGTGTGCTGAGTGTGGCTACGGTTTTGAGGACGTTGAAGACCTTAATGACCCAAGTTATCCAATGCATATGTGGAAGCATCCTATATGTCCTGGAGGTGACTTCCGTGGCTAAAGATAAAAAATTCATTCTCAATATTGAACTTCCTACAACTATCGAGGTGATGGCTAGTGATTGGCGAGAAGCCAAAGAGTTAGGTAATCAACTCATGTATGGAGTAAATATTGAGTTAAAACATAAAAAAGAACTAATTGACAAGGTTGTGAAGTTAGAAGTTCACGACATGAATGTTGACGAAGTTCTTGACGAAAATGGCGAGTTTCCAAAGGGTTCATTTGGAGAGGAGGAATAATGGCTAAAGGTAAAGGTATCAATAAGGCAACACAATTAACTTATCAGCTTATCGTTCATGACCATGGATTTGATGTCTTGAGCGTAGAGTTTGCTAAGGCTTTAGAAAAAGAGCATAGAAGGTTACTTCGACTACCTGCCGATAAGGTGGTGGAATAATGCCGAAGGTAAAAATACCAAGTTCTGTTTTAAACAGTTTAGAAACTGTTAGGAGTTCTGGTCTTGTAAATATGGCTGACTTGCGTGGTATCAAAGAGTTGGTGCCTACGGAGGTTAGTGAGTGGCTTGATAGGAATAAATCTCTCTACATGGAGGGTTTCTTTTATGGCTTTGAAGCTGAGGAGGTTCAATAATGGCTTGGACTCATATTCGTAAACGTGAAACTAAAAAAGGCACGGTTTATCAGGCAAGTGTTAAAGAAGTTGTTGAGGGTAAAGATAAAACAATTTGGTCAGGGACCTTCAAAACTAAGGGCGAAGCTCAAGCGTCTGTAACTGAGTATCTTGATGGTGTTAATAAAGGCACCATCAAGCATGTTGTTGACAAGACTAATTTTAAAGCGTTTTGTCTAAATGTTTGGCTGCCGTCTTGCCGTGTAAAAGTTGAACGTGCTGAAACTTTAAAAAAGTATCAAATGTATTTGGATAATCATTGGATGGAGCACTTTGGGTCTTTGAAAATGACAAAGATTGACTCTGTAATGCTTAACCGTTGGCTTGAGGTCAAGCGTGCTGAGGGCTTGTCTGAGGGCTACCTTGCTCGTTTACAGGGTGTTTTAAGCTCTGTATTTGAGTTGGCTGTTGAGACAAACTCCCTGGGCACAAATCCAATGAAAAAAAAGGCGACTGTTCGTGTCAAAATTCCAAAGACCAACCGTGACGCTTATTCTGTTGAGGAGGTCAGGGGTATCTTGGCTTATATCAAAGATAACGACATGATCAGGCGTGACTATTTTTTCTTTTATCTTGCTTTGACGACAGGTCTTAGACGTGGGGAGCTTTGTGGTATAAGGCTTGAGGACATCAAGTATTCTGCTGATGGGCTGACTTCCGTCATTTCAGTCACTAAACATGTTGAAAAAGTAAGAGATGGAGGACGAACCGTAGACTTTGTTGGGTCTAGCTCAAAGAAAAACCATAACCGTATGGTTCCTCTTGACGTCAGCTCAACTGCCGAACTTAAAAGGCACCTTGAGAGATGTCACTCTGGCGAGGTCTATGGTCGTTCCTGGAACTCCAACAATGAGGACCGTGATATTTGGTCCAATGACGGTTGGTTATTCCATCGTGGTAATGGTCGAGCTGTTGTGCCTGACTCTTACACTGCCGCTTTTAAGCGATATTGTAAGCAGGGAGGTTTCCGTTATATGGGACTTCACGCTACTCGTCATACTGTTGCTACAGGTTTGCACCGTGCAAACGTTCCTATTGGCACTTCTGCCACTCTCTTGGGTCAAACTCCTGAGACGTTCTTACGCACTTATGTTCACATCTCGGATGATGACCTTGTTGCTGGCCAATCAGCTTGGGCTGATGAACTAAAAAACTAAGTGCGTTCGTTGGCATAGAACGTTTAAGGTCAAAAACGGCAGGTAAAACTGCCGTTTTTGTTTTGTGCTTGTTTTATTGGTTTTTGAGTGTGGGACTATGTTGCCTAGTTAAAATCTAAATCGCACACAGAGGCTTACAGGTGCCTGTTTAAAAGCCTTGTTTATTGGGTTTATGATTCCTTGGTCTTGTTGGGTCCTAAAGCCTCATTGATGTTGTTATGTCTTATTTCTTGTCTGTCTTTTAAGTTTAGTTGTTCTCGTTCGTCTACTGCACCTTGCAAGATGTCGACAATTTTCTCTAGGTCAATTGCTTTGAGTGTTGTTTTCCAACTGTTTATAAATTCTATAATTTTAGTTTGATTATCCATAAAATAATCTTAGAGTCCTGGCTATTCAAAAACAACCAAAGAGTGACAAAATAATTCTAAGGTCTAGGCGACGATTTGTTTTTTTTGTAGTATCTTTATTCTTACGAAGTTACCTTTATTGCTTAACTTCTAGATAGTCTAAAGATTGGAGTGGATTGACAATGATTGCAAACGCACAACCCTGTCGTATACGTTCGAGTCATCCACTCCGTTCTTTAAATTACAAACAGGGCGACACAGTTCATTTAATTTATTCAAGGCATCCTAGTGAGATCATTGAATATAAAAATGCAATTTTCAAAAAGTGTCAGGTGCGAGGTTCTGTTGATTCAGTTATTTTTTCTTATAACAATGTTCAGTATGTTCTACCCTTGCATCAAATTGGTGTTATGGGGGTAGATATTGCAAAGCTCTGACGATTTAATGACAGTTGCCGAAGTCTGCAACTTGTTAAAAATTTCAAAGTCTAGCGTTTATCAAATGGTAAATGATGGACGCTTGCCGTCTGTTAAGTTGCCTGGTGTTCGTAGATTTTTTATAAAACGTTCTGATTTAGAGGAGATATTTAATGGATGATAAATTATTGGAGCTGTTGGTTCCATTTCCAAAAGATTACATAAAAGAAAAACCGGGCAAGGCTCAAGCGTCTTATGTTCAACATGGTGTTGTGCGTCAACGCTTGCTAGACGTTCTTGGTTTTTACGAATGGCAGATAGACCGTGAGATATTTAATTCTGATGGATCATTAAGTGGTTGCGTTGGAACTCTTACAATTTTTCTCGATGGCATGCCGTTAAAAGTTTCAGGTTCAGGTGATGTTGAACGAGACCAAGGTTCAAATGGTGCAAATCTTAAGCATGCTGAGTCTGATGCTTTTAAACGTGCTGCTATGAATTTGGGACTTGGTTTGCATTTATGGTGCGGTGATGAATATTTTATATATAATAAAAATAAAAAAAAGGGTGAACTATCAAATGAGCAAGCCGAGGCTGATAATTCATGAATTTGAGGAAGATGCTTATTCGAGTGAGTGGTTTGCTAGGGCTAGTTGCTTTGGTCTTAGGACTTCGTTATTTTTTCCAAGCAATCCAAGAGAACACACGGATTTCCAACACTTTGAGTCGCATCTTATCTGCCTTGGGTGTCCTGTAATGGACGAATGTGTTGCTACTTCTGTTATCCGTAATGATGACCAAGGGTTTATGGGTATCCCTGGACTCAATCGTCAAAAATTAGACTTAAATTCAAACGTTAAAAATGCTATAAAAAGAGCATCTCTTGAGTTCAACAATCTTGAACCACAGTTTTCTCGTGAAGGTAGGTTAATCTCAAGACGTTGCGTATCTTGTCACAGACGTGTTAAAAAAATTCCTATCAATAATAATGATTGGGGTGGTCGTCAATCACGTTGTGCGTCATGTCTTGTCAATAACAAAAAGCCTGGAGTCCGTCAGTCAACTGCCGCACCAATCTTTAATGAGTGGGGTTCTTTAATTTCAAAAGTTTGTAGTAAGTGCAAAGAAAGAAAGCCAAGTATTGAGTTCTCTAAACGTGATAAAGGGATTGGACAGACTAAGTCGTGGTGTAAAGCCTGCGTAGTAAACTTTGAGAAGGCTTGGCGGTCTAAAAAGAAAAAGGTTAAAGATCTTAAAACTCCTGAGCAAATTGTAAAAGAACAGAAAGGTTTTAAATAATGAACCTTGATGATGCCTGGTTTAAACAAATTGGGGATAAATTAAGAAAGAAAAAGAAAGACGGCATCGTTCTCTTGCCTTGGCGACATGGTGTTGCTGATTCTCTACGGCATACTGTTCAGTTCATTCGTCAACAAAAAGACGAGGACTTTGCTTGCGTCACTAAAATCAATGATTCTGAATATGTAACAATTCCCTTTACTTTGTATGTCAAGTTGCTTGAAACTTACAAAACAGCCGAGTCTTTGAAAAAAGAGGAGCTTTAATGTGGACTCGTGTTGATACAGGCTTGAGGGACCATAGAAAGGTTAGGAAGTTAGCTAGATCACTTGAAATTGAGCAAGCTCATGCTCTTGGTCTTGTTGTTAACTTTTGGTTGTTTGCTTTGAATAACTGGGGACATGGATTCCTGGACAACGATGCTGATGAGGTTGCTCACGCATGCGTATGGCATAAAGACCCTGATGACTTGTTGTTTGCGTTGATTGATGTAGGTTTCCTTGAGAAACTGCCTAATGACAACGCTTTAAAGATTCACGACTGGGATAACTACGGTGGTAAATATATTAAGCAGGTTGAACGAAACCGAGACCGTGCAGCTCAATGGAGAGAAGAGAAAAAAGAAAGAAAGCAGGAAGCTAAAGAAATAACAAAAAATTTAAATGGCTTTGACTTCTCTGACTTGGTGGATAAAAAATCATTATGATATTTATATCAAATGCTTTGCGTATGCATACCGTATTGGTGACGTGGATGGATAAAGAAATAAAGAAAGAAAGAAATAAATAGTGGTTTTTAAATCTGATTCAGCACGGTTAGTCAATGAGGTTGTGCCTGAGTCGTTTAGGTTTGCTGCTGATAACTTTAGAGAAATCATTAACGTTCATGGCTCTGGTATCACTTATCACTTCTCTGCGTGGAGAGATGATTCAAACGTTGTAAATGTAATTGACATTATTGTTCAAGCTGATAGAGGACCGTTGGCTGAAATTACTGCTGGTCAGTTCTCTTTATTGTTTAATGGTCAAGAGGGTCAATCAATTCAAGCTGATTGTAATGCTAGGGAGGTTCAAGCCTTTTGCATGGCTTATGTTGAGGCTCTGATTGAACTAAAAAAAATGGGGGGTGGGGGTCCTGGATAAAAAAAAACCACCACGTCCTTGTTTAAATTGCAGAGCTTTATTCACTCCTACTGTTAAGCAGAGGTCGTTTTGCCGTGTTTGTCAAAGGATCAGGCAGAGAAAAGGTCCGGGGAGGGCTTATAACCAAGGTGAGTATCGACGTAATCGTCAGATTCTGTTAAAAAACGCGATTTATTGTAATGAATGCAGGGGTGTGGGGATGCCTGGTGACCCTTTAACTGTTGACCACATCGTTCCTATTGCGAAGGGTGGGACCAATGATTTGGCTAACCTACAGGTCTTGCATCGTTCTTGTAACTCCAGCAAAGGTTCTAAAAGTGTTTAGTTTATTGGTCCTTTATGGGGTGTGCCTGGGGACGGTGTTTTTTTTGTATCGGTTAGCGTGGGC